AATTGCCGGGTTTCCGGGTGGGACTTGGCGACGAGGCAGGTATTCAAGGTAATTCGGATCTTGGCACGCGTGTCAGCGTCGTGGCCGGTGGGGTTGGATCAGACAACCAGGCGTCTCGCCTGTATCTGATGAAACTCCCGCTGGAACTCTACGAGGAGGACATGGCGGCCCGTGATGCGCAGGGGCAGGAAACTGTCAATGCCCTGAAAGGCGATCCGAATGCGCAGAAGTCTGCGATTGGCGACAACTCCAACCGCTACATCCCCAATCTTGGCAACAAGATGGATGCAGTCAAGGATCGGGTCGCCAACAAGTCGTTCAATGTGTTCTCAACCCTGAAAAGGTAACCCAACATGGCAAACGTCAACCAGCCTTCGGGCTTGTCGCCGGTCGGCTATTCCACGGGTTCGACGTGGAATGGTCAGTCCCGGCGCTACTGCATTCCGTCCTCGGACAGCAACGCCTACGCGATCGGTGACCCGGTGACGCTCGCCGGCTCGGCGGACGCAAACGGTGTCCCGACCATCACCCTGGCGACCGCCGGCACCGCCAACGTGATCGCCGGCGTGATCGTGGGCACGGGCGGCATCGCCTACGGCGGCATGTCGGCCAACCCGTCCAACCTGGACAGTCTGGTCATCCCAGCCACCAAGACGAAGGCGTACTACGTGGACGTCGCGGACGACCCGTACATCGAGTTCCAGATCCAGGACGACGCGTCCGCGACCCTTGCGGCCACGGACATCTCCAGCAACTACAACCTCGTGGCCGGCACCAACAACGGCTACGTCTCCGGTTGGCAACTGGCGGCGAACTCGTCCAACACCGGCGCCACCCGGCAGGTTCAGATCCTGCGGCTGGCGCAAGTCCCGAACAACACCATCGGGCAGTACGCCAAGTGGATCGTGCGGATCGTCAACCATCAATTCGCTGCCGGCACGGCTGGCGTCTAAGGAGTAGAACATGGCTGGCGTCATCAACACCGGTTCCCACCCGAAACTGCTCTGGCCCGGGGTCCATGCGACCTGGGGCCAGGTGATGGACGAGGGGACGTACCACAAGGAACACGAGGATCTCTACGAGATCAGGGACTCCAAGCAGGCGTACGAGCAGGACGCGGAACTGACCGGTTTCGGTCTGGCCCCCGTCAAGCCCGAAACGCAGGGCACGTCCTACGACTCGGAGATCCAGGGCCAGATCACCACGTACACGAACATCGCGTACGCGCTGGGCTACATCGTGTCGTACGAGGAAATCCAGGACAACCTGTACAAGAAGGTCGCCACGGAGCGCGGGATGGCAAACGCGTTCTCGATGCGCCAGACGGTCGAGGTTCTCGGGGCGTTCCTGTACAACAACGCGTTCTCCTCGTCGTTCTTCACCACCGGAGACGGTGTTTCCCTGGTCAGCACGGCGCACGTCAACCCGATGGGTGGCACGTACTCGAACGCGCTGTCCCCGGCGGCCGACCTGACGGAGTCCGCGCTGGAGGACATCTGCATCCAGATCCGTTCGATGACCAACAACCGTGGCCTGCACGTCGCGTACCAACCGCGGTCGCTGCACGTCTCGGTGAACGACGAGTTCACGGCCAACCGGATCCTGAAGTCGGTGCTGCAGTCCAACACGGCGAACAACAACGTCAACGTGCTGAACATGACCAATGCCTTCCCCGAGGGCATCAAGGTCAACCACTTCTTCACGTCGGCTCACGCGTGGTTCGTCCGCACGAACGTCCCGAGGGGGATGACGATGTTCTGGCGCGAGCGGCCGAAGCTCGAGATGGACAACGACTTCAACACGAAGAACGCGCTGGCGCGGTCGTACATGCGCCTGTCGTTCGGTTGTTCCGACCCGCGGCAGATTTTCGGTTCCAACGGACCGTAAAGCAGCCGCTGGCCGAGCCGGCCCGAAAGGAGAATCTCCTTGGAACCGCCTTCGGGCGGTTTTTTCATGCTTGCCCATATTCTCGGGATCATCCACAATCCCAGTATCCGAAGCGCCCGAGAAGTCGGGCGTACTCTAGTAGTACGCTTCATGGAGAAACCCCATGCCATCGATCCCGGTCCGTTACCCGAACGGCGTCACCACCGATATCCCGAAATCCCCGATGCGTTCGTTCCCGGCTGTGCCGGCGGCGAACCAGTTCGTTTTCGCGGTTTCCGATTTCGTCCCCTACCAGGCGGGGCAGTGGACGGTCACCCAGACCAACGGCACGGCGGCGACGTACGCGTGGCCGGCAGCGGTCCTCAAGCAGTCGACCACGGGCGGCACCTCGGCGGACGCGATCTACAACGCGATGGTCGCCCAGGCGTTCCAGTTCAAGCAGGGCTCGCGGATGTGGCACGAGGACGTCATCGCCATCTCCTCGGCCAGCGCGACGGACATCAACTTCTTCTCGGGGTTCTCGGACAACGTGAACCCGAACAGCGCGACCAACGCGGTGTACTTCAAGAAGCCCTCGGGCGGCACGGCGATTCACCTCGTCGTGATCAAGGGCGGCACGACGACCACGTTCCAGAACGTCGCTGACATCGCCAAACCTTCGGGCCTGTACGGGGACGCCAACTCCAGCGTTGGCACGATCACGGCGAACGCCACCGGCACCACGCTGACCGCGCTGACAATCGGCGCTGCTGGCGCCGGCTACAACGAAGACCCGTTGGTCATCGTGACGGGCACGGCAGGCTCGGGCGCGCAAGCGCGGGTGGAACTGGGCTCCGGCTCGCTGTACAACACGGTGGTTACGGCCGCCGGCTCGGGCTACACGGCGGGCACGTTCGCTGTCGAGGTCGACCATTTCATCAAACTGCAGATCATGTACGACGGTCGGGGCAACCTGTACGTCGGCGTGAACGACAACGTCGTGATGCTGCTGGGCGACGACGGCACGGCGGCTGCGACGGCCGGCAGCACGTACGCGGTGAACTCGGTGGGCTCGTCGTTCTACGCGGCGACGAACCTCACCGCCGGCGTGATGACGAACCAGCCAGCGCCGAACGACGCGATCAACATGCTGCCGCTGGTCCCGATGTACGTGGCCGTTGGGTTCCTCGGCACGACGGCCAACGCCCGCAACGTCTACCACCACGGGGTTCGCTTCGGCGGGGAGTATTGATGTCTGACGTGCGGGTTCGAGCCCTGAACGATGGGGCGAAGAACTCTGCCGTCGAGGTGGCGGCGAGTCTGGACGCCGACTTGGACTGGACTGTTGTTGTGGACATGGCGAAGCTCAACGGCGCTCCGCATCGGGTCCGGATTGACGAGATCTACTACGCAGTTTCGGACAAGGTCGAGGTGCAGCTGGCGTGGCATCACGCGAGCGGCGAGCGGTACATGTTCATGCCCCTGGCGGGGCGCGGCCGGTTCGCTTTCGCCTGCACGTCCCTCTCGCCGCCCGAACTTCACGATGGGACGGGGAACATCGAGATCAGGACGCGGGGCGCAAAGCCCGGGGATCTCGCGTACCTGATCTTCGATCTGACGAAACAACCGTAAGGGGCACGAAATGGACGTCGTCAAAATCATCTGCGGCGCGCAGCCGAACTACTTCACGTTCGGGTCGCCGGGTGTCGTTTCGCCGACCACGACGGCGACCGCGGCGAGCAACCCGATCCCGAAGGACGGGGTCTACTCGACGTATCAGGCGATCGTCAAGGGCACCGGCGCGGTCACGGCCACGGTGACGGTGTACGCGACGAACGACCCGAATACGGCCGGCGCGGACCAGAATTCTCAGAGCAACGCCGGCCCGGTGCTGAACTTTGCGATCGGCACGACCAACGCGAGCACGGCGGTCACGCAGGCCAACGGGTACTTCAAGTCGAGCATGACCGGCTACAAGGTTGTTGCCGACGGGGTGCCGGCCGGCACGACGTTCACGTACGTTTCGCCGACATCTGGAACCCTGAGCGCCAACGCGACGGCAACGGCGAGCGTGGCTGCCCGGTTCCAGGACAGCAACTGGGTCACGCTGGGCACGATCTCGCTGTCGGGCACGACGTCGGCGTCCGACGGGTTTGCGACCGCATCTTCGTGGAAGTGGGTCTACGCGAACGTGAGCGCGATCAGCGGAACGGGGGCGACCGTCTCGGTCATCCAGGGGGTGTAACGTGGCCGTCGCGCAGAACACGACCGCAACCGGCATGAACGGGTGGGCCTCGCAGGCCGCGGGTGCCAGCGGTCTGCAGCGCGTGGGCCAGATCGACCAAGCCCCTCGCTATCGGCTGAAGTTCTCCGGCAGTACCATCCAGGACGAGAACGGCAACACGTACGTTCCGAAGGGGTGGAACTGGGGCCGCTGGGGGTTCTCCCAGTCCCAGGACGCGTTCAACCACGCACTGTACAAAGCGACGATCGTTCGCGTTGTGCTTCGGTGGTGGGGCCTGTATGCGAACGCCGGCAACGACTCGTACCTGCAAGGCGCGCCAGGCGGCGTGAATCCGGTCAACCTCGCGGCCCTGGATGAGCAGATCTCGTGGATCATCGCGCAGGGCATGTGGGTCAACTTGGCGATCGACTCGAACTGTGGGCAGAACGGCAACCAGGACGCCCCGACGATTGCCTACTGCTCGTGGAACGGTGTCGGGACGGGGCAGAACTTCTGGTTGAATTCGGCCGCCCGTGACGCGTTCAAGGCGCTTTGGCAGTTCATCGCGAACCGCTACAAGAACGTCTCGAGGATCGCGTGGTACGAGGTTCTGCCCGAGCCGGCGCCGCCAACGTTCACAGACGCGGACATAAAGACTTTTTACTCGGAGATGATCACGACGATCCGGGCGGTGGACGCCGACACGCCGATCCTGATTGGCGGGTCCGGCTACCTCCCGAACAAGGCGTCTACCGTCTACGACGCGACGTTTGCCAAGACTGTCTACACGGCGGACTACCTGAACCCTGCCATGACGGGCGGCACAATGGCGACGAAGCTGGGGCAGTTGACCTCTGTTCGCGACACGAACAACGTTCCTGTTTTTGCGCAGCAAGCGGGGGACATCACGTCGTCGGACGTGGACTACTCGCTGCTGAACGCGGGCCTGGGGCTGCTGGTGACGAACAACGTCGGCTACACCTACTGGGAATACCGGGGCTCAACGAACGCGACGAACTACGAGCCGCTGTACCAGGTGGGCGCCGGCTGGGCGGTCGATCAGGGCAAACTCGACGCGATCAACTCTCACTTCTAACTGGGGGCCTTTGTGGGCATCCAATCGGACTACTGGCGCGGGGGAGACTGGAATGCTTACTGCGCGCGGTGCGGTGAGAAGGCCAAGGCGTCCCAACTGATCAAGGAGTGGCAGGGGTATTTCGTCTGCAGGTCTTGCCACGAGCCGCGCCAGCCGCAAGATTTCGTTCGCAGTATTCGCGAGTTCCCTGACGTGCCGTGGGTCCAGAACCCCGATCCGCAGTATCTAAGCGACTACGTCACGTTCTACAACAACAAGAATGTGTTCGTCGGGTTGGTCAATAATCGGGACCAGACGATCAATTTCTTCACCACCGAAGACGTAGGCTAGACATGGCAACCCCCACCAACTTCGCCTCGCTGACCGGGCCGACGCAACCGCTGGCCGTCTTCGATCAGATCCTGTACTCGAGCACGAGTGCAACGCAAGGGGCGGGTGCGATTGGCCTGGGGCGCTTGGCCTACGCGTCTGGCACGGTGGGTGCTGCGCTGCAGCAAGTGGCGACCCTGTGCGGCATTTTCGGCGCGGTTGGCGACGGCGTGACCGACGACACGGCGGCGATCCAGGCTGCGCTGAACTCGACGGCGAACAACATTGATGGGGAGGGGAAGTCGTACCTGATCTCCGCCGGACTGACGAAGGCTGTTGCGGCAAACGCTGCCTTCGCGTTCAAGAATGCGAACTTCGTCTCAAGCGGGGTTCCAAACAACACGTCGTTCCTCAAGATCAGCGGCCCG